TAAATTTGGTGCCAAATGCTTTTGGAGTTATGGCCGTGAGTCGATCAATATGCCAGATGGGAGCACCATCAAATGTGTGGCTGCCACAGGTCAAAATCATGGGCTATCAGTAGATTTGCTCCTGGCAGATGAGATATGGGATTTAGACCAAAATGCGATAGGGGCGCTAAAACCGAGCATGATCGCTAGGCGCTCACCCTTATTCAGCCAGTGGAGCACGGCAGGGGATGAATCCTCAGTGGTCATGCAACAGCTCAGGAGCCAGGCCATCAATGCCATAGACAGTGGCAAGGCTGGGAAACTGTATTTCGCTGAGTGGTCTCCACCCAGTGGCGTTAATTTGGAGGATAGGCAGTGGTGGACATATGCAAACCCCAGCCTGGGTAGAACGATCACCTGGGATGCTTTAGAGGCTGCATTTGCCTCACCTGACAGGGCACAGTTTTTGCGTGCCCACCTAAACGTATGGGTGAGCGCTGCACAGTCTTGGCTACCGTTTGGAATGTGGGCAGAACGCCTAGCAATAGAACCAATGCCAGAGGGAGGCGTAATCGCTATTGATTCCAGCCTAGATGGCTCCACCTACTGTGGGGTACGTGCAGCTAATGGCACATTTGGGCCTATCTGTACCGTTGAGTTTGTCGTACAAACTGAGGCAGAGGCATGGGCTGAGGTAACCAGGGTGATGCAGAACCCACTGATAACACTGGCGGTAACACCATCACTAGAAATACACACACCACCAGATTTAAGAAGGCGTATGCAAATAGTGGGCTATGGGGAACTACTCAAATTTACTAGCCTGGTTAGAAATATGATCGTGGAAAATCGACTAACTCACACTGGCGAGATTTCGCTATCAGAACAAATCAACAGGGCCGTGATGGGTAAACAGGCTGACGGTATGGCGCTCAGTTCTAAAAAATCCCCTGGCCCCATTGAGTTAGCCAGATGTTTAGTATGGGCATCAGCGCTCGCCAGTAAACCTAAACAAACTGCTAAACCAGCGTTTGCAGCTAGGTGAGTGGCATCAAAAACATGAGTAGGAGATAATACAGCGTGGCCATATTTAAGAAAACCCAACTAGCACCAGAGGCAGAACCAGCGGTACGTGCAGCTGTAGGCGGTGGCGGTAGTTCTATCGGCAGTTTCTACCAGTACACAGTAGGCCCAGCAGTCACCAGAGCGCTCAGCGTTCCCACAGTCTCTAGAGCTAGAGACCTGATCGCATCCATGATCGGCTGCCTAGATTTACGCTCCTACACACTCCAATGGAATGGCGAAAAGTATGAGAAAATTTTCGTACCTGGTGAGTCCTGGTTTAGCCATCCTGACCCCAGAGTAACCAGAAACTTTATTATGGCTAACACTTTTAGTGACCTGTTTTTCTATGGGCGAGCCACATGGGCGATAACAGGTAGATACGCCAATGGGATGCCAGCCAGTTTCACCTGGCTACCAATGGGTAGCACCAGCTTTACTGATGCTGTAGGCCCCCAATGGTTTGGGCCTAGTAATGGCGTACTGTTTGCTGGGCAACCAGTAAAAACTGAGGACACTGTACAGTTTCTGTCACCTATCAATGGGCTGTTATTTCAGGGTGCACGTGCAGTCGATATCGCTATCAGGCTGGATGATTCAGCTAGACGATTTGCCACACAGGAAACTGGCGCTGGTTATCTGCAGCAAAAGGGTGGCGAGCCTATGACAGGTACAGAGCTGGGTGAGCTAGCACAAGCGTGGAGCGCTGCACGTAACGTAAACGCTATTGGGGCCTTAAACGAATTTGTAAATTTTGTGCCATTCGACGGTACCCCAGACAAAATGCAGCTAATTGAGAGTCGCCAACACGCTGCAGTCGAATTATCCAGAGTGGCTAACATTCCAGCGTATTTAGTGAACGCTCCAGCAGGTACAGGTATGACCTACCTAAACGCACAGCAGGCTCGACAGGATTTATACCTGTTTGGTGCTAGGCCGTTTATTGACTGCATAGAGGAAACGCTAAGTATGGACAACATTTTACCTAGAGGCCGTCATGTGGAATTTAATATGGATGGCTACCTTGGCGAAACGTATATGCCAGAAATAATGAGTGAACCATCAGCCAGTGAACGAGAGAGTGAAACCATCTAATGATCTTTTTTGAGAACCGTGAACTAAAAATAGAATGTGCCACAGAAACTAACAGTGATAACAGCCGTACCATTATGGGCCAGGCTGTGCCATATAACGTGACCACTACAGATTCACTGGGCCAAAAAGTGATGTTTAAGAGGGGCAGCATTCCAGCAGATGGCAGGCCACCTAAGCTGATCGCATCCCATGACCAATCAAAAATTTTGGGGTTAGTAACAGAGCGCTACCCTCAGGAGGATGGGATGTATTTTCAGGCCAAACTGGCTGATACAGCTGATGGCCGTGACTATATGCAGCTCATGAGCATGGGCGCTATAGATGCTGTGAGCATTGGCTGTATGCCCACAAAATATAAATATGATAATAATGGGGTGATGATAGTGGAATCAGCCTCATGGTCAGAATTAAGTTTGGTGGCAGTTCCAGCATTCGACTCAGCCAGAATATCTAGCGTGCAAATGTCAGAACCAGAGCAAGAATTAGAACCAGAACTACCAGCAGAGGAAACAGAACCCATGAGTGAATCACCAGCAGTCGAACTGGCCAGCCCAGCGATTATCCCCACCACCCCAATTTACGCCACAGTAAAACGTGAATTTAAGATGCCCAGCATGGGTGAGTACATCTGTAAGTTTGTGGCTGGCGGTGCAGAGTTTGCAGAATTTTCAGCAAACATTCGTGCAGCAGCTCCTGACGTTACGACATCTGATCTTGATGGTGTTTTACCGATTCCCGTGGTCTCTCCTGTCTATAACAATTTTTTGGGCATCAGGCCTACAGTGGATGGCACAGGTGGCCCTAAGGCAATGCCCCAGGGGGGCAAGGTCTTTATTCGCCCAAAGGTAACTACCAATGTTTCTCAAAGTGTGGTCACCCAGGGTTCTACCATTCAGGCTGGTACTTTTGTGGTTGATGACATCCAGGTGACTAAGGCCATCTATGGTGGCTATGTCGAATTGTCAGAGGCCAGCATTGACTGGAGTAGCCCAGAGGTGCTCAATGCCCTGTTAGATGACATGGGCCGTATCTATGCAGATACCACAGATAATGTGGCTGCAGATGCTTTAGTAGCTGGCACCACTAACACCAATAACTTTGCTACCGCTGATTTAGCTGACCCTGCAGCATGGGCCACATGGATTTACACAGCCAGCTCTGACATCCTCACAGCATCTAACGGTAACCTACCTGACACGCTTTTCTTAGCGCCAAACCGCTGGCAGTCTTTAGGACTCTTGACCGATACAAGTGATCGACCACTATTCCCAGTGGCAGGCCCCATGAACGCATTCGGAACTATGTCACCAGGTATGACAGCTGGCAATGCATTTGGTTTGCGTGTTGTAGTAGATCGCAATTTTGCTAGCGGTACGCTGCTTATCGGTAACGCCACCAGCAGTGCATTTGAGTGCTGGGAAACTGCTAAGGGTGCTGTAGCGATTGAGAACCCGTCACTACTGGCTCGTACCATTGCATGGCGTGGCTATTTCGCTGCTGTAATGATTGACGACACCAAATTCATTAAGGCTGCATACGTCTGATAGGCGGAACTAATGAGCGCTTTTAGCGTTACGCATTCAATGCGTATAGGTGATTTCTGTGTAGTACAAACCTTAGAGGAAACTGATATAGCTGTCGGGCAATCATTTACTCTGGCAGGTGTAGGGGATGGCATGGATGGCTCACAGCTACTCATAGCTGTACCCCTATATCTGTTTACTGGCATCACTAATGAGGGTGATTTCACATTTGACTATGACCAGCTAATACCAGAACAGTTACTGTTCCGTGATGCTGGCACAGATGTAGCACGTCACTATTTAGACCCATTCGGTACGCTCACCTATACCCAAACCTGCACCTGGATTACATCTGCTGACTGCCTAGTATTTTTGGGCATAGACCCAGCCACAGCTAATGACACTGCCTACTTAGCCATGTGTGTGAATGCTGCTAACCAGTGGGTGCTCAGGAAACGTCAAGAGGCAGGATATTTTGACCAGTCACTAAGCGTGGCCCCTAGTGCAGATATAGAGCTGGGCACCATCATCTATGCGTGTATGAATTATAGGGAACGTGGCAGTATCGATTCCTACCAGGTATTTGATTCTGGTGGTGCAGCGCCAGTTTTAAGCATGGGCCGTGTTATGCAGCTGATCGGCTGTAATCGTTCTCAGGTGGCGTAATGCCAGCCAGCGGTATTTTTGTTCAGTCAATCACAAAAATTAAAGACACCATCACAGCGTTAGGTTTAGTGGCAGTCACTGACCCACGAAACGCTCGACCACTAACGTGCCTCATAGAAATGCCCACCTATACACAGTTCACTAACCAGGTGGCCGATATTTCTGTAGTAGTTCACATTCTCGCTGGCCCACCATCTAACCAGGACTCTGGCGACTACCTCATGACCACCCTAGATGTTTTGATGGATTCAGAGCTGGCCATTACAGGTGGTTCACCCACCCTGGTAGTTATTGGTGGACAAGAGTTGCCAGCGTATGACGTAACGATAAGAATAGGCGCACAGCGCTAACATAGGAGACACTCACATGGCCACTACCGTTTATCTAACTAACCCCACCATTAACATTACACAAGGGGCTACCACCACAGATTTCACAGATAACACCAGCAGCATTACTGCCACCCTGGGCTACACCAGTTTGGAAACTACCGCTTTTGGTTCTACTGGTTTATCATTTTCTAAGGGCCTCGCTACCAGCGACATCAGTATGACAGTTTTCATGGCGTATGGCGCTGCAGAAATTGAGGCTGCTCTAGCCACCTATGTAGGAACTGGCACCACCACCCTAGTGTTCAGCCCAGCAGGTACAGTCGAATCTGCCAGCAATCCAGAGTTCACGGTAACTGGGGCCATGTTGGCTGCCTATGATGTCGTGGTAGGCACAGTTAATGAGCTTAGTGTCGTTGAGCTGAGCTGGACTGGTGGAACCTGGGCACGTGACGTAACCTGATCTAATTTTCAGTAATCCTGATACCGACTAAGGAGCAAAAGTGAAATTACATTTACGTTTAGATTTAGGTGATGGGCCTATAGAGCTAGTCACAAACCTGATGGTCATTATTCTGTGGGAACGCAAATTTAAGCGTAAAGCATCAGATATGGCTAACGGTATCGGCCTAGAGGATTTAGCTTTTATGGCGTATGAATGCTGCAAAATTTCTAACGTGCCAGTAAAACCAATTTTTGATGATTTCATTAAGTGCATAGTCGATTTAGAGGTAGTCAGTGAGGAAACCGAAAACCCCACCCCAGGGGCAGTTTTAGCAGAGGTCTAGCAGAGCTGCTAGTCCACACGCATTACTGGCCCCCAAATATAGAATTTACCCTGGGCGATTACATTACAGTGTTAGACGTAATCAAAAAACAGCAGAGGTAGATCATGGCTAAGACTCCAGAAATAGAGGGTGTTAAAGAGGCTGTCAGAGCGTTACGCAAAATTGACCCTGCAATGCGTAAAACATTTAACGCAAATGTTAAGGCTGTAGTAGCTCCCATGACTAGCGCCATGCAGTCGAATTATGATGATGCACGTTTTCCATCTGGCACTAAACGTAAATGGGGCACCCAGGCTGTAGGCGCTAAAGCTAGAAAAATAAACCCATTAACTGCTGCAGCTGCTAGGCGTGGCGTGAGAGTCAAGATTGACACCAGCAGAAAAAGTGGGGCTGCATTTACTGTGATGCAAACTAACCCAGGTGCAGCCATTTTTGATATGGCTGGCAACAGCACACCACTAGGTAAGGCGTTTACAGCCAAATTTGGGCGCTCATCTAGCCGTGTGATGTGGCCTAACGCTGAGGTGCATTTACCTGATGTGCGTGAAAACTTAGTGGAGTTAATACAGGAAATAGAGCAGGATATAAACAGAGAACTACAGAGGCGTGGCTAATGGCTATCAAAATCCCTATTTTTGCAGACTATAACGATAGGGGCGTTAAGCAGGCTGAGGCATCATTCAGTAAGTTTGGGCGCTCAGTAGGCACGATAACTAAAAACGCTGCTAAAGCATTTGCCACCATAGGTGTGGCTGCTGCTGCTGGCGCTGTTAAAGCTATCGACATGGCCAGCAACCTGGCAGAATCCCAGAGCAAGGTAGCCCAGATATTTGGCGACAGTGCAGGAGCCATTGAGGCATTCAGTAAAACTGCTGCCACCAGCCTGGGGCAGTCACAGCAGAGCGTTTTAGATGCTGCAGGTACGTTTGGCATTTTTGGTAAAGCAGCAGGTTTAGGCGGTACTGATCTATCAGATTTCAGTAATAATTTTACTACCCTGTCAAGTGACCTGGCCTCATTTAATAACACCAGCCCTGAGGATGCCATTAACGCTATCGGTTCAGCGTTGCGTGGCGAAATGGAACCCATTAGGCGTTATGGCGTAATGCTGGATGATGCTGCCATTAAAGCTGAGGCTATGGCCCAGGGGCTGTATTCAGGTAAAGGTGCTTTAACTCAGCAGGCCAAAATTTTGGCTGTTACAGCTCTGGTATATAAAAAGACTGGAGATGCACAGGGCGATTTCGCTAAGACTGCAGGAGGCCTAGCTAACCAAACACGCATCATGAAGGCCCAGCTGACTAACGCTGCTACCACTATCGGTACAGCTCTATTACCTATCGCTATGAAATTGGCTAGTTTTTTTGCTGACAAGGTGATACCTGCAGTGCAAAAACTCAGCGAGGTGTTCAGTAAAAAAGGTTTAACAGGTGTAGTTGATCTAGCTAAAAAGCAGTTACCTAAACTAAAAGCTGCTTTTGTAATGGTGTGGAAATGGATAGGCAGTGTGGGTGTGCCCAAATTTTTGGCGCTCATGCAGTCACTGGGTAAGGCTTTAGTCGATTGGATTGGGCCACGTATTAAACCCATGCTTAAAAAACTGGGTGAGCTATTAGGCAAGGCTGCAAACTGGATTTATACAGTAGGGCTACCAGCGCTAGTAGATAAACTGATACTCCTGGGTGATGCTTTTGTAGCGTGGATTACTCCACTAATAGGCCCCATGCTCAAAAAACTAGGTGAGCTATTCAAGGTGGTAGCCACCTGGCTGGTAACGGTAGGCGCTCCAGCGTTAGTAAAAGCTGCAGTAAAACTGGCTGATGCTCTTATCAGGTGGGTTAGCAAAATAGCTGGGCCACTGCTTAAAGGTTTAGCGCTGCTACTGCTTGACATAGGCAAATGGGTGTTTACTGATGGCATCCCAGCGTTAGCAAAACTAGGTGTGCAGTTAGGCATGGGGCTAATAAACGCTTTAGTGGGCGCTCTAAAAGGTTTGGGCAGCATGGGCCTAGACATTGGCAAATCGTTTGCTAACGCCATTATCGGATTTATTAACAGCAATGTGATTGACTCTATAAATAACCTGCTGCAGTTCACCATAGACCCACCAGGGCCAGGCCCCACATTGACCATTAACCCACCTGATCTGCCTCACATACCTAAACTGGCTACAGGTGGCATAGTCACACGCCCAACACTGGCAATGATTGGTGAGGCAGGAGCAGAGGCTGTAATACCGCTAACTGGCAAAAATCGTGGCATGGGCATGGGTGTAACTAACTACATCACCATTAACAGTGGCGCTGACCCACAGGCTGTAGTACGTGCACTACAAAATTACAACAGAACAGCTGGCCCAGTACCAGTAAACACTAGGGCTAACTAATGGCTAAAATAGCCTGGGTATTTAGGAGCGTTACGGTAGGAGTTTTCACTACTAAAGTTTTATCAGCCTCATACAACACTGGGCGAGAATCACAGTATGACACTTACAGCCCAGGTGGTTTAACTTTTACTATAGATAACAGCACAAACTATGTAACTAACTTTAATCTGGCTGACAAAATAACACTCAGAGATAAGGTGCCCATATCCTCATTTTGGCAAGATTTTTATATCAGTAGCATTGATCTAAATGATGCTGGTGGAAATGGTGAGGGTTCTACAGCCACTATTACCTGTGTAGATGTTTTAGGCCGTTTAGGCCGTGTGCAAATGTTTAATAAAGTAATCGCCACAAACCCAACTATGACCCAGTTACAAACTGCTTTTACAGCAGAAATGCCACCAGGTACATCTATTACAGCAGTAAGCCCTGGTAACAGTGATGCCTCAAATAGTGCTGCATTTAGCTCCACAATTTTAGACAGAATAAACAGCAACATAACAACAGAACAGGGCACCCTTTACCAGCAGGTAGGTAGCGTTTTGTTAAATGGTCGATCTACCGTAATACAGCCATCAGGTATATCGTTTAACCGTTCTACAGCTGGCGGTAATGAAATCGTTTACACAAATCTAATCCGCAAAATGTTAGGCGATAACTACATAAATTCGTTTACAGTCACCCCAGAAAATTACGCTGCTCAAAATGCTTTTAATACAGCTGGGCAAACTCTCTATGGTACATACAGCTCAGAGCTGGCATCAGTCGATAACTCCACAGGTCAAGCGCTAGCCTTAGCTCAATGGATGGTCTATAGCAGAGATGACCCAGAGGCCCTATCTTTTACTTTAGAGTTCAGCGACATTTACCAGGACACATCAGATTTTATGATCGCTGTGCAAACTGCTAACCAGTCATACACCATAAATTATTTCAACCCTGGCTCTAATACACCCCAAACTAAAGAACAGATACTGCAGGGTTTCCAGATGCAAATGACCCCAGAGGAAACTGTATTTACCTGTTTTTTTACACCCTTAACATTTGTAAATTTTTTCACCTTAGACAGCACCACGCTGGGTGTACTGGATACCAGCAGAGTGGCATGGTAGGTTGATTTTATGGCAACGAAAC